TGCAGCGATAATACGAATTATTCAAACAAAGTTTCAAAACCACCTCCTAAAAATTCAAGATCCAATTCGTCCCACTCCAAAAGGTTATACCGCTCTGAAACTCCATAAAGATCTTTATTTCTTTGATTAAGTTTATTAAACACCTCCATAAAATATTTCTGACCCCAGAAATATGCCATCCTAAGAGTTGAATCCAAAGTACTTTGCATAGTACTTCTATCTCCACCCCTTGTCCAAGATGGTATTTCTTGTATCACTTTCTTATCCAAAGCGCCAACATAAACACCAGTATGGTGTCTAACAAAAGAATTCTTCAAGAATGTACACTCTCTTAGATCTTTAAAACCCAGGGTGCCATCCTTAGCAGCAGATGTATATTCAACCCCAATGTCAGCCAAAACTTTAGCAATCGACAAAGGATTAAACAAATGCTTAATTTTGTCAGACACAGTATAAACATGATCATAACCATAAGAAATTAATCGAACATTATCATTGAATGCTTTTGGTGTATGATATTCAATAGGCGTCACTTTGACATAAGCGTATATGATATAGGTTTTAGTACCAATATCATTACACACCACAGTTGTTGCATGACCTGAAGGCATACCAATCAATTTTGTATACAACTCGTTCAAGGCAATAAAATCTGCAAAACGAGCCGAATACATCAATAAATCTCGTACCTTCTCATTATCATCTTTATAACATTCATTATTCAAACGGATGAAATTCTTATAACACAATGAATGAAAGCCACCATCAAAGCCTCCAAAATCACCATCAGCTGCATTGGGGAAAATATTTAACTCTTCCCAAAACTGATTCCATTCATATGAATAAGGATTACAACCAATCATTGTGCTCAATACATGCCTATTTTGCATATATTTTCCACAAAAATCTCCGAAATACTTACGGACCAACATTGTGTATTCGGTCGGGGCAATCATAAAACCCCGTGTTTTACCAGCAGCGATTTTAACCAAATCCCTTCTCTCATCCTTCAATGCCGAAATCCATGTAACTTCTGGTATAGAACCACTTTGATAAATCAAATCGTTAACTTGATAACGTTGCTTGATCAAATCACCCATATGCCAAATATCATTTTCCTGATAAAAAAGATCCTTCTTCTTTAATCCCTGTGTTACATAAGGAAAACCAGCAGAAGAACTCATATTCAGTTTATCCAAATTATCTCTACCATTCAACACTTCTTTATCGGTTAAAACTTGACAACCTTGATAAATCAAAGGCTTATGGAGAGATCGCAATATGTTATATATCTTTTCTTCATATTCTATCTCAATCGGTATCTCAGAACGTCCATATTTCTCACAAGCTCGCTTCAATGGTGACTGACCAATTGAAGATGGCAAAGTTACCCTTTTATCAGAGGGAGTCAAAACTGCCGGCGCAGTTTGCAATGGTTGCAAAACCTCACAGAAATCGCTTCTCGCAATTTCTGTCTTGTCATTCATATATATCCGTTGAGCAACAACACCATGTTGAACAAAGTTACCTTGAACCAAAGCTTTCTCAGCAATGTAATCATCCGCTTTAGTGGCTTCAAGATGCTTTATACTACCAAAGGGATTCTCTAAAATCTGAGCATATTGTACGCCTTTAATCTTAGCCACCAATCGAACTATATCCTCTCTAGTAATAAGTTGTGAATAACCAGTTGTAGTAGTACCAGCCACATGCATCCCTATAATTTTCTTGGGACCAGTCCTGGAATCACCCGACAAGTGAATCGAACCACAATCACCACTCTTTAAAGATGGTATGTGGTAACTCAATAAACGTTTCGACAAATATTCCTTCTCCTTCTGATCACCAAAACGGAAATCATCATAGTAAGTTAAACTCTGCTGCGTTAATTTTGTCATCGCAACATTATGCACAATACTCTCCACTTCCGAATCAAATGAAATAACACTAGATGAAAAATGATCAGAGGGTATCTCTGATCCTTCACTCATAAAATGTTCCAATATAGAAGCATTTCGAGGAATAGAAGTGCATTGATACAATGCAAAGTCAACATCAGACTCAGCATAACGTTTCCTTTCAAATTGCAACTTAGTATCAATGCTCAGATTATAAACTATTATCTCAGAACCTTCAGCAAGCAAATCGGCTCCACGATAGAAAACATGTTTTGGTAGTAATAACAAGTTCTCTCCAACACAAATTGCTGTAACGCAACGTTCTATCTTACTATGAGCATCATATGTATTAACACGATACATCTTCGGTATAATCACTGTCTTCGCATACTGAGGTAATTTACTATCTATAGCCTCAATCAAAATTTTATTCTGTTTGGTATAATGATATTTATTCCTTATACGCTTGGCACCGGTTGGCTTATGGGTATGAAAATCACCAGAAGCTATGCCTCCACTATGCATAACCAAACCAAAGAATGAAGAAGACAGCTTATAAGTAGCCCAAGCCGCTAAAACTGACATGAGCGATAAAAATGAAGCTGACACAAAAACTCCAGTTCCATAAGTTATGTCAAATTCTTTGCACAACAAATGAAAAGTTTCAACATGATGTGAAAAATGCTTATCATAAACGCGATCAAACCAACGCTTCAATACAGTATCCTCTGCTTGAGAAATCTGTAAATCACTAGCTTCAGTTATATCGCTATACGTATCGTCTTCGCTATCAACAATTTTCTCTTCAGCAAGGAATTCACGTTCATACATAACCTGATCATATTTATCATTCTGAATATCACCCATTAAAAAATCATATTCTTGTTTCGTTAAATAATTATAATGTTTGTCCGCAATTCCAAACAAACAAGCCATCCCAACACGATCATTAATTATAGTTAGTTTCGCTGGCGCAGACATTTCACTTAAACTGTTCATGTTGTCAAAACGAACACGAGCAGTCAAATGCAAAGAACCACCAATTGGTAACATATCAAGACCTTGAATTGTTATACGATTTCGAGAAATCTGTGTATACTCTTGATAACCATCAGAAATTTTTGACAACACTTCATCCAAATTGCCAGCCTCCTTATCTCTTAAGGAAACTAATTTAGGATCACCAAAAGCAAACTGACACCAATCATATGAACGATCCTCGCGAAATACCATATTGGGTTTAAATGTCATCTTAAGTAAAATATGTCGACGCCTATTAAACGCTGCCGTACTATTAATTTCCTTAGAATTGACAGAACCGACAAAGTTTGAAGTGACTATAATCACTCTAGACGTAAATCGAACATCACCTTTTATTCCCATTCGGGCATTATC